AAACTATCTAATGACGCACGCGCATTAAGGTTTATGGTGTAACTCGAATTAAGTACCAGCGTATATGGGGTAGTTGTGTAGTTCTCATTAGTTCTCTGCCCCAAATTCGGATATGCTCCTTTTAGAGTGCAATCTGAGGGCACCGTGATACTGGCAGTATTAATGAGATACTGATAGGCCCCAAGCAATACCGCGCCGCCGCCGGCGTTAGAGCAGGCAGTCAGCGCCGCAGCAATCGCCGCTGTGTCGTCCACAATTCCGTTATGCGCAGTACCGTAGGTATCAACCGAAAACGTACCGTTTAGCAGCCCCGTCGCCACAATCGTCCCCGTCCCGCTCGTCGTGATCGAGCCGCCGGAGCCGACGACCATTGCTGCTGTAGTATTCGTTCCCGAAGTGATCCCCGAAAAAGGCGCCCCCGTAGATGTGCCGCAAGTCGAATTCACCCAGACGGTGCCGTTGTAGACCAGGCATTGGCCGGTCAGCGGCAAATTGATGACAAACGGCGGTCCCGGCAAATACGCGGGGCCACCGGGATTGCCTGACTGCGCCCACGCCCCGACCGCCAAAAATAGCCCAAGCCATCCCAATCGCTTCATTATCTGTTCACCACATTAAACTGCCGAAACGTCGCCGATACCGATCCCGATCCCGAATTCAAAAGCACCCGCGCATACGTCGGCGAGAAAAAGAAATTCGTCTGCACCGAGGTCGTCGCATTCACCGCCGCCGTGTCGTTCGTCGCAATCCACGTCATCGCCGACACCGAAATAGGCGTCCCCCACGGCTGATTGGGGTCGTCGTTGCTCACTTGCAGCGTGTAATTCACCGTCCCCGTCACGTCGCACTGGATGCTGCACTCACCGTTTGCCCATTCGTCCAAACGCACCCACGGCGTGGACCCTATGCCGTTTGTGCCCACCGTCACCGCTGCGGTCGGCGCCTGCGACAGCCCCACTTTCGTGATCGTCGCGTAATCCAGCGCCGAATAGGACGCGCCGCCCACCACCGTGATCGTCTCCGACTGCGCCGATCCAGACGCGCCCGTGCCGTACAGCGTAAATGTCGTCGTCGTATCCGCCGTCGTGATTAGTACCCGCTGCGGCGTCGCCAGCGTTGCGACGTAATTCGTGACCAGCGCGCCGGTCAGCGCCATCTCGGCGAAGTATTTGACGTATTGCGTGCCGGTGAGGGTGTTGCTGCCGGCGACGACGGCTGCGCCGCCCACCGTCTGCGACACCTCAAACGCCGACGAGCTCAAGCCGGTGGAGATGACGTAATAATCCAGCGAAGTCACGAACCCAGTCGGCAGCGTGCCGCCGTCATTTGATGGGGAAGCGCCGGAGGTGCCCACCGTCACGAACCTGACCTTCTGCCCCGCCACAAACGCATTCGTCGCCGTGATGCTGGCCGAGCCGCCGGTGAACGTGACGGCGGTAAGGCCAGCCACTCCGCTGGGCGATTGCGAGAGGCAGATGCTGTTGGCCGAATTGTTGAGCGATGGGCCTATCGAAACGGTTTGGGGACGCAACTTATATACCTCTCAAATAGAAACGGGGACCGCAGTCCCCGTCTCAAGCCCAGAGACCCATTGACGGCCCGTGTCAGTCCATGCTCTCCGACATTTCCTTGCGCCCCGGAGCCGCCTTACCCGAATGCGCCGATGACAGCGGATTGAAATTCGAGCCCGTGCGGCCGCCGGCTTTGCGCGGCTTCCTGCCAGCGTGCATCTTCGCCTTCTCGCCCTCAACGTGGCCGACCATTGTTTTGCCGCCGTGCTTGCGTTTGGCCCTGCCGCCGTGCTTGCGCTCTTCGGCCTCTTTGCCGGTGCCCTCGTCGTCCGCGGTGTGATCGCGCGGCTTGTCCTTCTCGTCGGCTTCGGCCATGTCGACGCCGCCGCCGCCTTTTCGTGCTACTCGTCCTTTCATATCGAAATGCTCCGCTAACTGGCCAAATTGATCATCGGGATATAAAGCACCGTGAACGTACCGACGCCGTTGCCCGTGCTGCCCGACAGAATCACGATTTGCACGTCCTGCGTGCCTACATTGTCCCAATTGGCTGCTTGCGTTCCCGCTGCAACGAATTGCGCGATGCTCACTTGGCCGACGCCAGTCAAGCCGCTGTTGACTGCTTGCGAGGCCGTGAACGCGGTCGCCGAAGCGCCGCTGCCGACCTCAAGCGTCGTCGTGCCACTCCATGCCGCCGTCACCATCAGATACATCGCCAAAATCTGCGACTGCGCCGGAATGTTGATCGTCGTGACGAATTGCCCGGCACTGCCGTTATTGGTGGCCTGAGTGATGACACACGACTGCGCCAACGCCGCAAACCCGGCGTTCGCCGTGCCAGTCTGCTCTGCCACACCCGCCAGCGTGTTGCTGCCATCGCTGGCCCAAATGGACCCGACCGTAACCGGGCCCGTGAACTGCGTGCACGGCCACGGCGGATTGCCGTTGGTCTGCGTGAGCTGGCCGCCCTTGATGTCGGGGTAGGCGGGGGTCGTGCCGGGAAGGTAAGAGGTAGTCATGGCTTTCTCTTACGATGTCGGAAATGATCCGTACAGGGCTCGGCTGTTGAAATATGACGCCGAGTAGCGCTCATATCCAGTCACGAGCAACGACTGAGTGATAAAGTCCACTTGCATGTCAGTTTCAAACGGCTTACGAATCATCATCGCTAATCCGGCGACGTTTGTTAGTAAGAACCACGCGAAACTGGAGGTCAAAAAGTCCATGACCATGTAACCCTCTGGCAATCCGCCAGCGGTAGAAAGAATTGCGTTAACATCATTGTCAGCGGTTCCGGGGCGCAATTCCGTTTTCGTCAGACGAATTGCCGTGGGTTCCAACGCAGGCGGAACAATCAGTTTCCTGCCACGCGAGAACATGCGCAGCCCGGCTTGGTCCTTAAATCCAGTCCTGATAGTAACCATCGCGTTCAGCAGCGATGACTCATTCAGTCCGATCTGCGTCGTCGGCGTGTTGGCATACGTGCCGCCGTCAATTGGATGCACCGTTGAGCACAGTGATACGCCATCGCCGCCGACGGATGCGTTGTACGTCTGCGCGTTGTTCAACACACTTGCGCAATAAATTTCTTTTGCTTGGCTGAAAGACTCCATCAATCCCAAATTGGACGGCGAGAATTGCGTCTTATAAAGATTGTCATCAATCGCTTTTCTGGTGATGGCGTATCCAATCGAGATCTCCAAGTGCTCTTGGTTATAGATGTAACGCTCACCGGAATTGTTATCAAACTTGATCTGGCCACCTTCCGTTTTCAGGAAAGGCAACGGTAGGTAGCGCATTTCTGCCGTGCGTTCCAACGCCATGTTGGAATCGAATTTCGTAAACACCCGCGACCACTGGGGCGGTATCTGCTCGTATTTTCCGACCAGCCCACGCAGCCCCGGCAGCAAAAGGTCTTTGATCTGACTTAAATTGATCGCCATGACTTAGACTCCGCGCAACTGCTTGAACGTCATGTTGTTGAACCCGACGACGACGTTGTTGTACGCAGCCGTATAGTCGTTGTTGTTCGAGGTCTGAAACGGGTTGTTCCCATCCGGCTCGTACCCCGGCAACGAGATGATCTTGAACGGCAGATACGAACTGGTGCCGATGGTGTACTGATCCAAGAAGAACGTGGACAGCCCATTCGCCGTGTTGCCGTTGGTCTGCGAGCCGCCGCTGTTCAAATAGCCGAAGCTGGCGTTCGCGCCGATGTTGGCGATGCCGACAGCGGTGGCCGTGGTATTCGTATTCGCGGTCTGCACGGTGAACTGCGCCAGCGGATCGGTGATGATGTACGCGGTGACGGCGGCGGCGGTGTTGGCGTCTGATCCGGGGTAGTAATTGCTCCACACCGTGCGCTTTTGCGATACCGACAGATACTTGCAGCCGTTGAATATGCCGACAACTGGGACGTAGACGGTGACGGTGCCGGACGCGGTGGAGGTGGCTGATTCGGGGACGCCGGGAGCCGCGCCCATGACCGCCGTGGTGGTGGTGGCCGAGGCGACGGTGTAGTCGCCGTTGAGGCCCGCGCCGCTGGTGACAGTTGAGCCGGTGATGCTGACGACGGAGCCGACGGGCGGTGCCCATGCATTCGGTGAGCCGGGGACGCCGGTGGTTTGCGCGGTGAGTGTGACCGTGACGATGCCGGAGGCGCTTGAGGCGATGCCAGTGGCACCGACCGTGAGCACGACCGGCGCGTAACCCTGCGTGACGAAGCCGGTTGCGACGCCGGTGGCACTCGCTGCGGGCATAACCGGATCGCCGGAGAAGATGGCGCCGGTGTTGCTGGCGCTGACGGCGCGCTCGATGATTTCGTAGGACGGGGTGACGCCGGTGCCCTGCGTTTGCAGGAACCCATTGGGGCCTAACGTATTTGCCATTGCCGGTGCTCAGGTTCATCGCCTGCCGCCGGGGAGGGATGCGCCTATCTAATCGTCAATCGCGAGCACCGGGCCGCGTGGATGTCAAGCG